CAAAAAGCGTCCTGCTGGCCTGGGTAAGTCCAAGGCCTTAAGCCCCGCCAAGAAGGCGTCCGCTAAACGGATGGCTGCTAAGGCTGGCCGTCCGTATCCTAACCTCGTAGACAACATGCGGGCGGCTAGAAAAGGGCGACGCTAATGGCCAGCGTCAAGAAAGAAGCCATCGGCCAGGAGATCCGTAAGTCGTACGAACGTGGCCAGAAGGGCTGCCCGGAAGCGACGATGGACATCCACGTCAATCTCAAAAACCGCAACAACGCGATTAAGGAGTACGGTTACGGGCCGTTGAACCCGGAATCCGAGTCGCGGGCGTTCTGGGATAAAAAGGCAGAACTCTGGCAGACCACAGCGCGCGAGGCCAAGAAGGCCCGTTGCGGGAACTGCGCTGCGTTCATCCAGACCCCGCAGATGCTGGCCTGTATCGAAAAGGGCATCCACGACTACGACGAGACGATGGATCACGAAAACTACGCCCCGGAGGTCGTGGAAGCGGCTAACCTCGGCTACTGCGAACTGTTTCACTTCAAATGCGCTGGCGATCGCACTTGCGATGCATGGCTCGTTGGCGGTCCAATCAAATAGGATGCGGCCATGCCACTTCTTAGACTCTTTCTAAAGCCCGGTATTGACAAACAAAACACCGAATACGGTGCGGAAGGCGGCTGGATCGACTCCGATTACGTGCGCTTTCGTTACGGGCTTCCGGAGAAGATAGGTGGCTGGTCTCCCTACGGTGAGGGTGGCGACGTTTATCTCGTTGGCATGCCGAGCGAGATCTTTACCTGGAACACGCTCGACGGTGCCCCGTTTCTTGCTGTAGGAACCAACAAGAAGGCCTATGTCTACTCGGGCGGCCTGTGGGTAGACATCACACCGATTCGAAAGACCAGTGTCGGGGTGACGTTTGATACGACGGCCGGGGAAACTCGGGTAATTGTTAATGACACCAACCACGGTGCTATTGTCGGGGACTTCGTTACGCTTTCTGCGACTACCGGTGATCCTGGCGGCATTCCCAATGCCACGATGAATGCCGAATATGAAATTGTCGAGGTTCCGAACAATAACGTATTCGTGGTCCAGGCCTCGGTGGCGGCCTCTTCTACAGCCACTGCAACGGGCACTGCAACCGCTGCCTTTCAGATCAACACCGGAAGTGACGTCAGTTACGCTGACTTCGGTTGGGGCGTTGGCAATTGGGGGTTAAGCACCTGGGGTACGCCACGTCCTGCCTCTGCGGCGGTCACGCTCTTCTCGTACGTGTGGCAATTTGACAACTACGGTGAAGACCTAATCATGCAGGTGGTTGACGGCGGCCTGTACAAGTGGGCTCCGAGCGCGGGTTTGACCACTCGTGCGGTGGCCGTATCCGGTGCACCGACAAAGAGCAAATATGCACTTGTCTCGACTCCCGATCGGCACCTCGTCTGCTTTGGAACGGAAAGCACCATCGGAACGCCTTCTACACAAGATCCGATGTACGTACGCTTCTCAAATCAAGAGGACATCAACACCTTTGAGCCTTCCGCGACCAATACGGCTGGCGGCCAGCGGCTTAATGACGGAAACGTGATTGTTTCTGCGCTACGTTCACGCGGACAGATCCTTATTTGGACAGACACTGCGCTTCACGGCATGCAGTACCTCGGTCCGCCGTACACTTTTGGCTTCCAACAGCTCGGTGCAAACTGCGGGCTAATCGGTCCACACGCCTCCGCCGACGTCAACGGTGTGGCTTATTGGATGAGCAAGGACGCGTTCTTCGTGTTCGACGGTGTGGTCAAGAAGCTACCTTCCACCGTTCAAGACTACGTTTTCCAAGATATCAACACTGAACAAAGCCAAAAGGTGCATGTCGGCATCAACACCCAGTTCAACGAAGTGACGTGGTGGTATTGCAACGCGGACTCGGACTACATCAACCGATTCGTGACGTATAACTACATTGAAAACGTGTGGTCGACCGGTACGATGCCTCGGACCTCCTGGCTTGACATCGGTGTTAACGAGTACCCGCTCGCCAGTACGTATGATCAGTCGGCGACGGAGGCGACGATCAGCACGATCAATGGCCTTACGGCAGGTAGGTCGCGCATCTACAACCAGGAGTTCGGCACAAACGGTGACGGACAGGCCATCACGGCTTATATCAAGTCTGGTTATTTCGATATAGGCGATGGCGACCAGGTGTTGTTCATGAAGCGGTTTATCCCCGACTTCAAGAACCAAGAAGGCAATCTCACTGTCAGGTTGCTGCTGCGCCTGTACCCGCAAGCGACCGCTACGCCAAGTTCGCTTGATCCGTATGTCATCACGCCTACAACGCAAAAGGTTGATACGCGCGCACGCGGAAGACAGATCGCATTGCAGATCGAAAGCAGCGCTGTTGATACAAACTGGCGTTTCGGCACGATGCGTGTGGACATCCAACCGGATGGGTTGAGATGAGCAAGATCTTTAACGTCCGTCTTCCTAACGCAGCGAAGGACACCTATAGCCAAGAACAGTTCGACCAGCTCGTCCGCTCCTTGGAGCAGGTCATCTTTCAGCTTAACAACACGTACACGGCGGTTACGAGCGAGGACAAGGCCGGTGCGGGCTCGTGGTTTGCGGCAGGCTCCGGTGCGGGCGGAGGCTTTGCTGGCGGGATTCGGGGGTTTCAGTTAAGCAACGGCATCCTCTTGCCGCATGCGATGCTGCTGTCCAATCTCGATCAAGACTTGACGAGTACGACTACAGAAGAACTGCTGACATATGACGTTGTCGCAGTGGCCAACGGGATTCGTGTTGTAGACAACAGCAAAATCTATGTCCCTTGTTCTGGCCAGTATCTCGTCACGTTCACGCTACAGGTGTCTAACAGAAGCAACGCGGTCCAAGAGTTTGAGGTCTGGGCTAAGGATAGCGGCGTCAATTACGACTCTAGTCGTACTCGTTATGACATCGCGGCACGTAAGGACTCAAGCACCTGGGCGCATATTGTTCCGGCCATCACTGGGATTTTTACGGTTAACGACCCGAGTGTCGAATATCTAGAAATCGCTTGGTGGGCAAGTAGCACAGATGTCTTTCTTGAACACTATGCGGCGCAAAGCACCCCTACCCGGCCTGAAATCCCTTCTGTTATCTTGACCATTAACTTTATCTCGGCAATGTGACATGGCAAACAAGTATTTCCGCAAGTACCTGACGCCCTCCGCCGCAACAGAGACGACGATTTATACGGTCCCTGCTGCTAACACGACGGTGGTCTCGTCCTTGCGCGTCACCAACGAAAATGCCAATGCCTCGAACATTACGGTAGCCGTTTACCCACTGGGCGGGGCTACCCCCTACTACGTCTTGCGCGCTTATTCACTGCCCACGAGCCAGACCATGGACGTGTTTAGCGGCGTACCTTGTGTGCTTGAGGCAACCGATGTTCTTAAGGTGACATCCTCCCAGAGTTCGGTCGACTTCTTCCTTTCTTACCTAGAGATGGATAGGTCATAACCGGTGGACAAGCCTTGACAACTTACCGCATAATCCCAGCCATCTTCGCGTCCTTTCCCGGCGCGCGACCCCTTGTTGGGTCTTCGGCTCAAACTGGAAAGGACCGCTATGGAAAATGAAGGCATCATGGCGTTGCCCCCTGGGCAGCCCATGCAAAACCAGGGGCCCGCAAAGCAGCCGATCTATGTATCGAGCGCGGACACGTATGACGCTGCGCTAACGGCGCTGGGGGCATCTACCAACGACCCCGCACAGGCCGAAGCCGTCCGTCAGGCGGTCAGGGAAAGCATTGACGAACTGGACCTTAGCCCGACCGAGGTCGATGCGCTGCTCGAGGTCCTCGAGCACATGTCGCAGAACCCGAGTGAGTACCCGCAGATCCGTCAGCGGCTGATCGACTCGGGGATGATGGACGATGACGACCTGCCGGAGGCCTACGACCCGGCCTACCTTGGCATGGCCATCATGGCCTTGAACGAGTACAAGCAAACGGGTGTTCAGGGTGCCCAGGCCCCGATGGAGATGTCCCCCGTCGTCGAAGGCCTCGAACCGATGGCCATGGCCGAAGGCGGTTTGGCCGACATGGCCAAGTATCTTGCCTCCCAAGGCCGAAACGGCGACACAATCCTTGCCCACATCACGCCCGCCGAGGCGCGCCTACTCAAGTCCATGGGCGGTTCTGGGACGATCAATCCGCAGACGGGCCTGCCTGAGTTCTTCCTCAAGAAACTCTTTAAGGGCATCAAAAAGGCTGTCAAGAAGATCCTCAAGAACCCCATCTTCCGGGTCATTGCCACGGTCGCACTTGCCACGGTCCTCGGTCCGGCAGGCTTGGCTATCGTAACGTCAAAGGCGGCGGCTGGAGCTATTGCAGGTGGTGCAATAACCGCTGCTTCCGGCGGCAAGCTGAAGGATGTCCTCGTGGCCTCCGCGACGGGCTACTTCGGTGGTGGTGGCACGATCGGCGGGGTTGCGCCTGCTGGGGCGATTGCGAGCAAACTGGGACTTAGCGGTGCGTTGGGCACCGGTGTTGGAGCCGGTGTCACAGGCACGGGCATCGGCCTGCTTGCAGGCATGAAGCCTGAAGAAGCGTTGAAGATGGGCGCACTTCAGGGCATCTCGGCAGGTGCTACGCAGGCATTCCAAAACCTGCGCGTGGGTCAGGCCCCGACGGCGCAGGCAGCTCCTCCTGATTACGGGTTGGAGCCGATTGAGGTCACCGCGCAACGCATCAATCCTCCGGGTACGCCGGCTGTGCAAGCCGCACCAAGCCCCACGGCTCAAGGGCCAGTCGAGGCCCCCGTGGGCGGGATTGACTCACTTTCTGCTCCTGCGGGCACTCGGTATGACGTCGCTACT